AAATTGATCTACCTGGAAATTGATCTACCTGGAAATTGATCTACCTGGAAATTGATCTACCTGGAAATTGATCTACCTGGAAATTGATCTACCTAAAAAAAAATTGAGACACCCAAAAAAAAATTGAGACACCCAAAAAAAAATTTGCACACATTAAAAAAAAGTTATATCTTTGAACCGTGCCGAAAGGTTAACGGGTCGCATTGTCTAAAGCAAGTGAAAGAGTAGACTCCAACCTACGCAATATTGTGCTTATCTAGAATGAATATAAATAACGAAAAAAGTAAAATAAATTTGCACACATTAAAAAATCGTTGTACATTTGTAATGTGCTAATAAAACGGTTAACGGGTCGCATTGTCAAAAGCAAGTGAAAGAGTAGACTCCAACCTACGCGATATTTTCGTACCCCCTACTGCACTGTTGCCACTACCCCCTATTGAATTGCTACCCCCTATTGAATTGCTACCCCCCTATTGAATTGTTTACCCCCTTTTGGATTGTCAGAATATTTTTTCCTGGATAATATTTGCCAACAAAAAAAAGGAGCAACAAATTAATGTTACCCCCTATTGAATTGTTTACCCCCTATTAGATTGCTATACTAAAATCCATCCTTAGCAAATTTAGGGACTCTCGAGCCGTTACAGCGTGCATCAGGAAATTGTGATGGCTTTCTATACTTACCTTCGGCATACTTCCTCTCTGCTTCTATTTCGCCCCTTGTACGTTCTATTGAGAATCCAGTTATTGGATTGGTATGGTAGTTCCAAAAATCTTTTGGATAATTACCTCTTTGTGTTTGTTCAGGTGTCATTACTTTTAAGTCTGCCCATTTCTTATAGTTTGCCATCTTATGTTAGTTTTTTTAGTTCGATTAATTGCTTTAATAATTGTAGCCTTGAGTCTATGAGTTTTGACTCGTGGTACTCTACTTTTGCCCTTGACTCTTTTATGAGTTGATTTAATTCTGTTACTCTAATTTCTCCTTCCATATTAATCTATTTCGGGTAATCCCCAATCGTTTATAGTTATTTCTAAATCTAAAGGCACTCCACAATCTTCTGCCTCGCATATAAAATTATCTTTGGGATTGTTATGCCCACACATATTACATTTGTTGTTATCCATCTTATTTGTATTTACTATGGTTAATTAGTCTGCCACTTGACAAAATGTGTCCAGCTTCCTCTCTACTGATTTGATGATGCTCTGCAAATACATCAATAGTCAAATAGTTGTTAAAGTATTCAATGTACATTGCTTCTTGTTGTTCTTCCGTGTATTCCATCTTAGTTGGTTTTTTTTAAGTCAATTAATCTTTGTGTTTGTTCTCCTTGTTGTATTGATAATTCAACAATCTCGTCAAACAGTTTACTGTTCATTAATTCTTTGCTACTGTTCATAAGCTTGAGTATCTCGTTAAATGCTTGGTGTTTCTCAATTGATGCTTTTACTGTCATTACTGTCATAATATTTGTTTTTAGTTATTTTCTTTGTAATCGTTTTCGTATGCAAATTCGTGAATCTCTTCCTTTACCATATCGGTAATTAGTTCCCCGTGTAGAACTGACTCTAAGCAATGCTGGGCTTCTTGAAAGCTTACATCGTAGTTACCTTTAACGTCATCTACGTTCCACCAGGAAACGTGGTAACCTACACTTTTTAATAAGTCTTTGGCTTTTTGTACTTCTTCAGGTTTTTTCATAATGTTTGTTTTGTTTGTTAAACTTGGTGCAATATACACCTTTTTTTTTAATTGGCAAATTCTATCTTATTTTTATTGCAAGTTAATTCTATAACTGTATCAACATTCACAGTTCGGTATCCTTTATTAGCTACGTCGAAAACAATAATATAGTTAAAAGTCTTTGGGTCATATCCAAGCGAACCTCCTTTGAGATGCTTTTTTACACCCAATCTTCCGTTAAGCTCTCTTAACATTCCGTTCTTCTTAATAAACTTAATAGTAAAGAATTTACCTGTACTAATTGCCTTAATGATTTGCTCTCTTTTGTTCTGCATAATATTTGTTTTTAATTGTTATCTGAAGCAAATCTACAAATACTTTTTCATTCCACCAAAACTTTTTTTACTTTTTTACTTGACAAGACCTACAAAACTACTTTTGTTTGTGGTGTGGTACAATGCCATCTCCTGAAGCTCAGGACTGACAAAGAGCCAAAATCAAAAAACCCCAACGAGAAATCGGAGGGGTATTGAATTGAAAAGGGGGTATTGAATTGAAAGGGTATTGAATTGTTAAACTAATTAACGATGTACATACCTTTAGGAACTGACCTCATCAACAGATACTCACAAGCATAACGCAAGGCATCTATTCCGTGATTCCAATCATCACGAGGCACAGAACCTCTCATCTTCCAGGAGTAGTTATTGAACTCTTTTATCAGGTCTATTGAATTGCTATCTATGACAATGTGATAGTCTTGCATCATCGCAATACCTGTCAAGATACTACCTTTCTTCTTGATTGTAGGGGTAACGTTAAGTCCTTTCATCTTAAATTCTGACAATAGTCTTGGCTCTGAGTTATCACACACAATAAGATTCTTACCTGCGTACCTCCTATTAGATTCATAGAGCTGAGATGTAGCCATTCCTGGTTTGTAAAAGTGTAGCTTTGCCCACACCTTCTTTAGTTTCTTATCTACTGCAACCTCTACCAATACAGAGGGGTCTACACTAAATCCAAAGTCTTGCCCAAAAATAGTATCCATATCTTTAGGGAAATCTCCTATCGACCAATCAGTAAACACAACACCTTCTGCTCTGTCTAACCAACCTCCCATTATCTGATGGCGAAACTTCTCAGGTCTGTTCTTCTGCATATCCTTTAAACCTAATACAAATGATTCTGATAGGTTTTCTATGTTGTCAAGGTATGTAGTATGGATGTAGTTCACGTTCTCCTTATCTCCGTTATGTCCATCAGGCACACCTCTATTCTGAAAGAACCTTTGGTATATCCAATGCTCTTTTGTCGTAGGGTTTAAGATTACGATACATCTATTCTTTACACCTTTCGCTCTAACAGAAAAGTCAATCTTATCGAACACCTCTTCATCAGTAAGTTCTTCTGCCTCATCAACAACAAATGTTGTAACGGCATTGATAGACTTTAGCTTTGCAGTTTGGTCGCCACTTGATGTCTTGACCCCACTAAAGATAATTGAACTGCCTGTGAGCTTGTTTGTAATCTCTGCCTTTGTTACGTCAAAGTGTTCTGCAACCCCCATTAAATCTATCTTCTCCAGGAACTCAGGAATAATAGACATCGAGGCTGAGGTCATAGTGTAACGAGTAAAGAGAATCTTATGCCCCTTCTCATAGGTTAAGTGGAGCAGGAATACGTTTATCCCAAACGACTTACCAGAACCACGACCTCCAGTTACAACGTGATACCTTGCATCACTATTGTATAATGACTTGTATTTCTTATTCAGTTGTACTTGACTCATCCTCTTCTTCTTCTATTGGTGTTATGTCTATTGTAGTTTCCTCAAGGAAGTTTACAATAGGAATATTTATATCGGTCTTGACATTGACTTCCTTCTGTTCTTTAGGCTTACCATACGTAAACTCTAATAGCATCTTCATATGGGGGAAACTCTCCTTAGCTTGTTTCGCTACCTCAAGCCACATCTTCTCTTCGCTACCATAGGCTTTTTTTATGGCACTAACTGCAAAGTTACGTAGCTTCTTCTCAGTTATCTTAGGAGGTCTACCTGCTCTACCTTTAGTTGAATGACCACCATTGTTCTTGCGACCATCAACCTTTTGTGGTTTGTTCTCATCGTTATTCTCCATCATCAATAATCTTTGACGTTGTTAAAATCAACTGAGCGAATCCAAAATACAATACGTAATCAACAATGTAATACCTACCATCATCTTCCTCTCTCGTTCCAAAATACTCATACGTTCTTGTTCCAAATAGGATTCCGTTAAACAATCCTGCACTTAAATACCAATCTGTTTTTGCCATAGCTATTCTTCGTTTTCTAATGAGATTAAAATAAACTTTACTGTTACCACTACTCCAAACACTACTATTAGTACTGCTGCTAAAATATCACAATTCATAATTTACGTTTTAATGTTGCTACAAATAATCTTAAATCGGCAACAGGTATCTTATGCCTTGCTCTAAATCCTTCTACAAAGTTTGCATACGAACAACCCTTCTCTGAGTACGTATCTTGCTCTGTTAGCTTTATTCCTGTTATTGCACAATATTCTCTTTTCTTCATAATTATATTTGTTTGTCTTTATACTCTTGCATCCATTCAGCTAACTTACTATTTACATCTGCGTAAACACCAAATTGTTTAAAGTGCTGCTCTTGTTTATTATCTAAAAACTTCTTTGCTTCTAAGCTCATAGTTCTATGTTTTTCATTGTTCCCGTTGTAATTAGTCTGTATTTTCTTTTCAAGGATTCGATATACAAAGTCGCATCCATCAATTCTTCTTGGAGATGTTGTAGCCAATCTAAGGCACTTAAATCTTCTCTCTCCATTGTCTGTCCGTATTTTTCTATTCC